ACGAACCAAAGCTCGGAGACCCTATTCACATATAGTTCTGTCCCCACAGACTTGCTATTGGCGCTGACCCTCTTGTCACTGGCCTTGCCCCCGAAGCTAACGCGCAGAAACCCACTGGCCCACTCGCCGGAGAGAACGTCACAGAAGGGTGCTCCGGCCCCCGTGGCGTCAACTGCCACGTTCTCGGGCAGGATTTTCCGCTTCTCGCAGTGCTCCTTGATTTGTCGGACAATTTGATACGTCCTCGGGACGGCCTTGTTTGTGGCNTCGTCGTTCAAATGAACAGCCTCCCCGAACTCAATGACGTATTGGCCTGTTGTGTCGTAGCCCACCGAGGCGGTGTAGAGGATCGTCCGGTCGCCGCCGTTGGTGAACGCGGGGTCAATGCCTGCCACTTTGATGGGAGTCCCCTCCCACTCGACCTTGGACATGGCCTTGCTCATAGTTAGTTCGTTCTCGCCGTAGATCCCCGTCGTCTCATCGGAGTCGAAAAATATAGCACGAATCATTCGCATGTAGCCCCGTGATTCGGGGCCGAGCAGAGCCTTATCTTCGTTGATCTTTTCCNNCGTAGGTAGCCACGGGTAGATGGNCTCCCCCGCGATAATGTTAGGAGAACGCTCCCCATCGAGACGGATGTAATCCCCGCCCCACTTCGTGGCCCACCCGTCCGCCGTGTGCGTGTCTACCGAGTCCCAGCCGTTGATCGGCTCCGACCAGATCCCGAACGCGTCGAAGCGGCTGTTAGGGTTGGACATTCCGATTAACTGGAATTCTGGATTCTTAGATAAGTTCGACAGGCCCGCCTGAAGAATGGCCTCNGATAGCTCCGAGAGTTCATCACCAATCAAAATCACTCGGGGGGCCTTGATTCCGATGAGCTTGTTTGTAGCTTCGCGGGTGCGCGTTTTTTCAGCAGCGATCAACGAGAGACCCGCTCGCTCNATGAGGGTGCCTTTCTCGTTTACGTAACTAGCGTTGCCAATCGAGTCCCGAATTTTGATGGGGGCATCGTCAATCACAGAGAGNAGGGACATTACCGACCCCCAAATCCGCTTACGGGCTTCTCGCAAAGTAGTCGAGGTCATCAGGACAAGCGTGTCCTTGGGCTTGGACAACCAGTTGGCTATCCCCCACGCGGCCATGGTGTGGCTTTTCCCCGACGACGCAGACCCCCCAATGGCCAGATACTTATTATTGATGGCCGCCCAAATCATTTGCTCAGCCCACGGATGGCGGACCATTAACTTTTCAGGCAAGTCATCGTGGTTCCATAACTCGTCGCAGATCCTCCAGAAGTAATACTCCTTCGCTCGTAGGTGTTCATGGTTGGCAAACCCATACAACAAAGCAGTGATGAGACTGGTCGGAGGAATCAAAAGCCCCCCGACATCCATACGTTTTGTTTTGGGGTCGATGCGCGGATCGAGTATCTGCTTGATGGATGGAGCCGTTACCGCCATAATCTATTGTAGAGATTACGCCCTTACAAAGTGTCTGACAAACCTAAAGACAGCCTCCAACAACGCGCCCTAACGATGTATAAGGCGAANTGGAAAAATATTTCCATCGCCAANGAGTTGGGNGTCCACCCCGGCACGGTGCGGCGGTGGCTCAAGAAGATGGGCGTCCGCGCCAAGAAGAACGGGCTGCACCCTAATGATGCCCCCGCAGTAACGGAAGCGCCTACTGACGAACTGGCGGAAGCTATTGACCAACAGCTTGAGTCTACCACCGACGAGGCGATCCTCCGAGCGGGTCACGANGCACGACAGGAAGAGGACGCAACGATTTTGGAGATTGCAGAACGGCAGTCCAACCCCGCTGACAAATATCAGCACTACGCCGCAGCGACAGGAATCAAACTCATGCGTGACAGCGTGAAGAACCTGCGCCCCGCCAAGACTGTCCGTGAGTTATCCGAACTCGACCAGTTCATCCGCCGGAACCTCGGCCTCAACTCAAAGAACGGCAGCGGCGGCACAATGCAGATTGATATCTCCATACTCAACAACACGAAAGCAGATCGTGGGGAGGGGTCCGTGAAACCCATAATCGACTTGGATTGATGATTTACGACCTCAATAGTGGTGCGCCTGAATTTGACGGGGCAAGATACGAGCCGTCTAATGACCCATATTTTTACCGTCAGACTGACCCCACTTGCTATACGGGATTTTCAGAAGAAACCGAAGGGGCCACAAAGAATCCAGTCGGGGGCGTCATGTTGTTCAGTGAACTTAAAGACGCCTTTATTGGCATCGTCGAGCACCCACGTAACCCCCCAGTCGCGTGCTACTCGATTACGGGGACCGAGATTATCCTCAGAGAGAAACACGGACTGAACAAAAATGAAGTCAGAATGGCGCTCGACCAACTAAAGTCCTGCGACCTCGGGCCAAATACCCCGTGCTTCCTCGACTCAACGTCCCTGTAGCTATGGCCCCTCTGTTTGAAAAAAGGGAAGTAGTGGTAAACCCTACCGTCCTGATCCGAAAAGATCATCCCATTAAAAATGACTTCTCATTTTCTCACCGAGGACTTGTTGGGGTATTCTTTCGGGTCATCCCCAAAACAGCCCGCGAAGTCTTTTTCCTTCAGGGGCTCGCAAAAAATTATATTGTCTTCACTCCCGAAAGTGGTGACGGTCTGATCCTATCCCCTTCGTGTTTGAGGGGCATGAGTCAGTGATCGTCGGAATAGACAACGGACTAGACGGGGGACTGTGCGCGATCTCCGCATTTGACGGCGGGGTCATTGACAAGATCGCCATGCCTACAATGCAGCGGAGCAAGAAGCGGGAAGTGGCCACGGCCAAGATCAACGAGTGGCTAGTCAATCTGAACACACCGTTCACGCTGGCGGTAGAAGAACCCTTGGCACACGCAAAAAGTTCNCAGGCCGTTCGGTCCATGGCCATGAGCTTCGGCAAGATAGTCGGGATGGCCGAGGTGAAGGGATATGACCTGATGCGGGTGTCCGTACATAAGTGGCAAAAAGAAATGCTGGGTAACGTCCCAAAGGGGCAAACCAAGATATTTGCCATGGAGAAAGCGGAACAACTCGCCCCCGCCGAGAACTGGCTCAGAAACAAAAGGTGCCGCACCCCACACGACGGGATGATCGACGCCTATTTAATTGCTCAATATATTTTGACAGGGCGGCAAAAGGGTGTATAATCACACCCATGCCGGATAGCCACTCTGACCGCGACCACGCGGAATTTTCGCCCTCGTCATTAAAATACGTAGCAGGCTGTGCAGGCTACCATGGGAGGGAGGGGACGAATGCCGCCGCTGAGAAGGGGACGAGGATACACGAGGCGCTGGAAATCGAGGACACCTCCAACCTTGAGAGCGAGGAGGAGATTTCCATCTACCAGCAGATCGTGGAAGAGGAGGAAGCGTTCCTCGCAAACTACGCCCAGAAAGGAAGGGGCCAAGTAGAAGACCANAAAGAGATCCAGTTGACCGTTGAACTGGAGGGGACATCCACATGGGGGACATGCGACCGCCTCACTATCTTCGGCGACAACACAGCAATTCAGGCTGACTACAAGACAGGCGTCTCCATGATCGACCCGCCGGAGAAAAACTGGCAGGCCCAAGCCTACACCGTCGGCAGCTTCCAGAAGTTTCCAAAATTAAAGGAGATCACGTTTGTATTCTACATTCCCGTCAGGAACGAGACTCTCTTCCACACGTTCGCTCGGGAAGATGTCCCTGTTCTCGTCAGGAAACTGTCGGATGCAATCAAGCGGGGAGAAGCCGTCCGCCCAAAATGGGACGACGGCACCCCAGAACTACCCGACCTGACTCCCACAGTGAACTGTCGCTTCTGTCGGCACGAGAACGCCTGTCCCGCATTAGGTGGGTTAGTGGTCTCCGTAGCCAAGAAGATCAACCCCCAGCTCCCTGACGTTGACATCGACTCAATTGAAGACCCAGAAGTCGTCGAGCAATTGTGGATGATTGCCAAGATGGTTTCCAACTGGGCGGACAGCCTGAAGAAGAGGGCCGTAAACATGGCCAAGGACGGGGCCGAGTTCCCCAGCCTGCGTCTCAAGAACATGGGCGCGGCTAAGAGGGTTCAGGACAACATGGGGCTTGTGGAGATCGCGCAGAACTTCGGCATCGGTAAGGATGAGATGCTGGGACTAGCCAATATCCCACTCGGAAAACTGTCCAAGGCGGTGGGGGATCAGTTCCCCAAGGGGGACCGAAAAAGAATTTCTAAAGAATTTGTTGACGCATGTCTGAAAGCAGATATAGTCACCATCTCAGAGGCGCGGCATACGCTCGCCTGAAACCAGAAACCAGAAACCAGAAACCAGAAACCATGGCAGCAAGCGCAATCAAGGAAGCGACAACAAACATCATGTCGGCAACGAACATGATGATTGAACCCAGCGACATTGAGATCCCAAGGATCAACGTCGTTCAAAAAACATCCGAGATCGAGGCNCCCTTCGGGAGTGTTGTTCTCGACAAACAATTCGTCATCGCAGACCCCGAGTCGGCGGTGCCGTGCATTCCGGTCTCTGTGACCAAAGGCTGGAGGGAGGACATCCCCTACGACGAGGACGAAGTGCCTCGTATCGCTCACGCACCAGAGGAGCGGGACGAGATCGCCAAGACCTCCGACTACTCCATGTTGGAGTTTGCGGATATCACCCTTCTCTTTGAGAAGCCGGACAAAACTGACGTAGGGGCCGCCTACCCGTTCCCTATCGGGGATAAACTCTACGCCCTTGGCCGCATCAATGTCGCCAAGGACGCGTATCGTCAGACGTTCAAGCGTCTGGCTACGTTCACCTTGTTCAACCCCGACACCCCTCCCTCCACTAGGGTGTGGGACTTTACCTCGGCAGTTATCAGTCGGGGTAAATATTCGTGGTATGCTCCGTCCCTCACGTTCACCGACAAGGAGAGCAGTGAGGCCGTCCAGAAGTTCTGTTCCACCTTCCTCCGCTAATGTCTGAAATTGATACCCAGACAGTAGAGGAAGAGGTCGTCATGCTTGGCGGCATGATAGAGGAACTCGACAACGGCATAGAGACCGCACACGAAAGTAAGCGGAAACTCATCTCCATCCGAGCCGCCTTGGCCCGCGCCATCGGCATGGAACTCCCAGTAAACGACAAGAGTCAACTTAATCTGACTCTCGTGGATGGGGAGGAAACCGATGTGGTCAAGGAGGAGGAG